GTGTTGTTTACCATTTATTTGCTTTTTTTACATTAATTTTTTGACCTGCTCCACGTTTTTTTACATTTGCAGGGTCATATTTTTCATCTTCATCATCAGAATTTAGATTTTTAGATAATTCCCAGAATTCTTTAGACCCTAATTTAAAATCATTATGAGAATCTGCTTTATACCAAAACACTTGATCGTGTAATTTATTAGATTTTGAATTATTATTTATAACTAAACACTCATAATTTTCAGTGCATTGATCCATTACTTGACAAAATGCTTCAAATGTAGGAAACATTCCTGCATAATTTTCATAAATTCGTTTTCTATTTGCTATATAATTTTCTCTCAAAATAAAAACATAATCAATATTTGTTCGAAGTGTAGGAGGAATCCCAAGGGGATATTGCATTGTGATGACTAACATTATCTTCCAATGTCGTCCATTCATAAATAATAATCTCATTAATTTATCACGTGTCCAAGTGTTATCATATAAACAATCATCTAAAATAGTAAATGCACGAGGATCAATTGTAGTGCGTTTATATATCTCCAATTCTTTTTTTACTTGTTTTAAAACAACACGTTGTCTTTTTAAAATATTTTCAATAATAGCTGTATTATATTCATTATGTATAAATAATTTTGGTACCAATTTACTATAAAAACCGTTACCTTCTTCAGTTCCAGATATAACTGTACCAATTGGTATCTCTTGTTGATGATATAATAAATCTCGAACTAAAAACGATTTACCTGTGTCTCTCTTGCCTATGAGGACTACAACAGGACCTTTATTTTCAGTTGCTTTAAAACTAATACTTTTCATATCGAATTTTTTAAGTTCTAAAGTCATATATATATTATATGACTTTTTTTATAAAAAAAAACGCATTATATAAATAAATAAAATACAAAATATATTTTTATGTAAAAATAATAAATATAAAGTATTTATTAAATAATATTATTAAATAATATTATTAAAATACTTTTAATTTATTTTATTATTTATTAGATGATCTTGTTTTTCGAGTTACAGAAGTTTTTGACTTAGTGTTTTTTCGTGATGAAGGAGATTTTGATCTTGATCTTGATCTTGACCTTGATCTTGACCTTGATTTTTTTTTTGTTGATCTTGTACTTTTTCGTAATGGAGGAGAATACTTTGGTGCTGATGCTTCTTTTAAATTTTCTTGAGGAGGAGAAATTTTAAAAGACGTTGGAAAAGAAATTGGAAGATGAGGAGGAGAAATTGGAAGAGATTTTGGAGGAGAAATTGGAAGAGATTTTGGAGGAGAAATTGAAATGGATTTTGGAGGAGAAATTGGAAGATGAGAAGGAGAAATTGGAAAGTGAGGAGGAGAAATTGGAAGATGAGAAGGAGAAATTGGAAGATGAGAAGGAGAAATTGGAAGATGAGGAGGAGAATATTTTGGTCCTGATGCTTCTTTTAAATTTGCTTGAGGAAAAGATTTTGAAGAAGAACTTGGAGGAGACTTTGGAGGAGAATATTTTGGTCCTGATGCTTCTTTTAAATTTGCTTGAGGAAAAGATTTTGAAGAAGAACTTGAAGAAGAACTTGGAGGAGAACTTGGAGGAGAAATTTGAGGAGAAATTGGAGGAGAAATTGGTATTGGTTGTTTTAATATTTTTAATGTTCTCAAATGTTGAGAATATACACCATTTGGAGAAAACATATATAAAATAGAATATATTAACTGATTTGTTACAAAATTAAGTTTCTTATTTAATAACTTTTTTGTTACCAAATTAAGTTCATCATTAGAATACTCTAATGGACTTTGTGCATTATTATGTACTAAAAATGAAATAGTTATATCTTCATTATTACTTGATGGACCTTTATATAATTGTGATAATTTTGTTTCACCGTCATTGTTATGACATTCAGGAATATCATAATGTGATGTTATTGTCGTTTGAATAAATGTTTTAAACATTTTATTTTTTTTCCAAAAACTGATTAATTTACTTTTATCATCAATCATACAACTAAGTTCTAATTGCCATCTCTCTAAAAAATAATTTTGTGTTATATTAATAATACTGATAATTTCTCTAAAGAAAGTTCTAATTTTTATATCATTGAAATAAGATTTATTCAATGATTGTAAAGTATTATTTTCTATAAGTAGTCTACATAGTGTTTGTATATCGGTATCATGATTATTAACACGTATATACATTAAATAATCAATAATTAAATCTCTAATCCATGTTAAAAAAGATGTAGAACTTGGTAAACTGTATAAATCAGACATTTTAATTAAATGTCCTTTATCAAGTGTTTTTCCCGATGGTGATTTTATAGTTTCAGTTAATATACCTGCTATAGGAAACCAAGTATTTGCATATCCAGTAACATTTGAACGACCACTTGATCTAAAAAAACATATATTTTGTGTAACATAATGAGTATTAGATACATTAATAATTAATAATGGTCTATAAGAATCACCTCCTTCATGATATATTATACAAGATTCTGAAACATCTTCATCCTCATTTTGTTCAGTTGCATATTTTGACATATATTAATTAAATATTAATTATTTATAATAATATAATAAGTTAAAAATAGATATAAATTATATATTAATTAGCTAAAGTAATGAATATTAATTATTGTAAAAGAAAAAATACAGATCTTTTTAAAAGTTTAGAAAAACCAAATACTCTTTTTCTCTCAAATTTACAAAATTATATACCAATTTATCAAAGAATATTTAGTTTAAACGAAAGCAATTACAATAATGTGAATTTGAATAATTTATGGCATATATTAAATATTGATAATGAAAAAAATATATATGAATGTAAAATCAAAAATAGTATCACAAATAAGATTAAATCATCAAATCTTTTTTTTAAAATGGCTCCATTATTAGATCCATATAAATATTTAATTGGAAAATACACTTTAGATGAAAAATTATTAAATTTACCTCAATTAAATTCAACAGAAGAAAATTGTAATAGTAAATTTTTAAATACAAATAATTCTGCTTATGTAGATGGTTTATTTGTATATTTAACTAGTAATTTAATGCAATCTCATAATTTTATACATGGAATAGATTATTATGGTTCTTTTTTAGGAATAAAGAATGATTTTATATTTAATGTATATGATGACATAGATTATTTAAACAATTCAGAATTTTTTAATAAACAAAAAAATATATTATTTAAAATAGATAATTATGATCATTTATTTAAAAATGAGTCATTAATACCAATTACTATAGAACATAATATAACATCAAATTCGACTTTATCAATAAAATCTATAAATAATGATATATTTGAAAATATATTTCAAGAAGAAGATAAATTAGAAGAAGAAAGTAATATTGTAAATTTAGAAGATTTAAAAGAATTATCAATAGATTTAAGTAATTCAAATATTTTAAATTTAGACAAATCAAATTTGAATATGAATTCACTAATATTAAATTCAAATACTAATTCTACATGTTCTTCTAGAACATCTTATACTAGTAAAAATTGTGAAAATTGTGGAAATAGTGATTGTGAAAATTGTGAAAACAATGAATGTGAAAATTGTGAATGTGAAAATTGTGAATGTGAAAATTGTGAAGGTGAAAATTGTAAATGTGAAAATTGTAAATGTGCGAATAAAGATGATGATAAAGATGAGATGGATGATGTAACAGAATATACAGATGAAACAACAAGTAAAACGGATGATGATGATGAAAAAATAGATGTAACAATACATAAATTTCCAGTTCAAGTAATATGTATGGAACATTGTGAAAATACATTTGATGATTTAATATTATCAACCACTTTAAAAACAGAAGAATGGCATTCAGCATTTATGCAAATAATAATGATTTTAATAGTATATCAAAAAGCATTTAACTTTACACATAATGATTTACATACAAATAATGTAATGTATAATTCTACAAATGAAAAATATATATATTATTGTTATAAAAAGAAATATTATAAAGTTCCCACATTTGGAAGAATTTATAAAATAATAGATTTTGGTAGAAGTATATATAAATTAAATGGAAATTTATATTGTAGCGATAGTTTTCAAATTGGAAATGATGCAGCAACACAATATAATATCGAACCTTTTTTTAATAATTCCAAGCCAAGATTAGAACCAAATTATAGTTTTGATTTATGTCGTCTAGCGTGTTCTATATTTGATTATGTAATTGAGGATTTTGAAGAAATAAAAGATTTATCGAAATGTGATCCGATAAAACGTTTAATAGTAGAATGGTGTTTGGATGATAAAGGTATAAATATGTTATATAAAAATAATAAAACAGATCGTTATCCAGAATTTAAATTATATAAAATGATTGCTCGTTGTGTACATAATCATACTCCTCAGGTTCAATTAGATCGTCCTGAATTTGATAAGTATTCTAAATTTAAAGGAAAAGTTCCATTAAATACTAATGTTATTAATATAGATGATATACCTAGTTATGTATAAATTATATTATATGTAATATATAAATATTTCAAAATTTAAATTAAAATTTTTGAAATAGTAAAATAAAATATAAATATATTTTATGACTTCATTTGGTTTTATAATTACACGACATGTTAATTCGGAAAAAACGAATAAATATTGGAATCATTCTGTAAAATTACTTAGAATATTATATCCTTATGTAAAAATAGTTATTATTGATGATAATAGTGATCAACAATATATAAAATCACAATTTAATTATAAAAATATTCAAATTATTCAATCTGAATTTCACGGTAGAGGTGAATTATTACCATATTATTATTATATAAAAAATAAATTTTTTGATAATGCAATAATAATGCATGATAGTGTATTTATTCATAATAGAATAAATTTTGATTTATTAAAAAATATGAAAGTGTTACCATTATGGTTTTTTTATCCAGATAAAGAAAATTTGAATAATACATTAAACATAACAAACAATTTAAAAAATTCACAATTAATTAAATCCAAATTATTACAAAATGATATAATTGGAATGCCTAATTCAAAATGGTATGGTTGTTTTGGTGCTCAAACATATATCAAACATTCTTTTTTATTACATTTAGAAGAAAAATATAATATAACAAATATGTTATCATTAATAAAGAATAGACCAGATAGATGTTGTTTAGAGAGAATATTAGGTTGTATATTTTGTACTGAAAATTCATCAATATTGACAAAAAAATCATTATTTGGAGATATAATGAAATATCAAAAATGGGGATATACTTATGATGAATATATAAATAATTTAAAAAAAGGAAAAATACAAAAACAAGTAATAAAAGTGTGGACTGGTCGTTGATGTT